TGCACCTGCACCTTTAATAACATCCATAGCTTTTTTACCGATATGAGCTAATCCATCACCTAAACCTTGTAAAAATCCTTTAATACCTTGTCCTTTTTTAGGATCCATACCTTTAGTATTTTTAGTAAGATCTTTAGATTTATCCATTCCAGGTATTTTAGGAGTTAATTTTTTATCTTTACCTGCTGCATCAACTTTATCTTTTAAACCACCAAAAGCACCGGTAATTTTAGCTTTTGCACCTTTAGCTAAGGATTTAAGTAAACCATCATGACTTTTAGCTGCTTTCATGATGCCGTCTTTCATACTTACAAAACCATTTTTTACACTCATTATACCTTTTGCAACTGGTGTAAAATTAGCAGCTAGAGCTTTTACTCCGATTCCCATTGCAAGGATTTGAGGTAAGAAAGGTATTTTTAGTATACTAGTAAGTAAATCTACTAAAGGCATAAGAGGTGCAGCTAAACCTGCTAATAGCCCCATAGTTTTATTTAATATATCATTAAACTTTTCTTGAGCTGTTTGAGCTTGTAACTGTTCGTAAGCTGATTCTCCATATGCGTCTTTAAATCCTTCCGCTCCTAATTTAACTAATTCTTGTTGATGAACCATTCCAGCTAATTCTTCTCTACTCATACCAAGAGCTTTTGCAGCTGCTTGTTGCTGTAATACGTTACCGCTTCTAAATGCTTGAAATATAGCTTCTTGTTTACCTATTTCTTTAGTAAGAGTTTCAGTATCTCCTGCTAATGCTGCTTCTCTAGCTTTACTTAAATTAATATTTTTACCTAACATTAATTGAGCTTCCATTTCAGCAGCTATAGAAGATTCAAAATCTAACAAAGATTCACCAATAGCCTCTACTTGATTTAGGTTCATCCCTAATTTCCTTGCTTCTGTTGCAGCGGCTGCTAATGCATTAACATTACTCTTATTAGTTAATAAAGTTGCTTTAGAGACGTTAGCTACATCGGATAAAATATCCTTTGTGCTAAACATAGTTTTATTCTGCTTATTGAATTCAGTAACTTGATCTCCTACTGATGATAATGTTGCTTCTGCTGATTGACCATTTGACTGCATTGCTTGAGTTAAAACTCTAGCTTCGCCAGCTGACATACCAAGCTTATTTGTAAGAGTAGTAGCTGCTACAAGCATTTCATTACTAAATACTCTAGCTGACATTCCAATCTCTGCAGTCAGAGCACTGAATGTCTTCATTAATTTTTCCCCGGTAATGAAAGCTTTACCTGAAGCGGCTGCTACACCTTCCATCTCCATGTTCAGGCCTATGGCAGCACTTCTGCTCATACCGAGATTTTTCTGTAAATCGGTTACTTTCTTATCTGCTTTACCAATAGCGCTAATAAAAAATCCTATAATAGCTAGAGGATCAGTTAGTGCTTTAGTAAGTCCTGAAGCAACTGAGGTTAATCCTTCAAAAGCTACTTTAGCTGCTGATATTTCTTTACCATTTGCTTCAGCTTCTATAACCATTTTACGCATATTTGCGTTTGCATTAGAAATTGCATCGTTAACTATTTTAGATTCAAAACCGAGCTTTTGCATTGCTCCAGCAGCAGAATTAATAATAGAACCGGTTAATCCTGCTTTATCTGCTATAAGATTTTCAATTTCTAATTGCCTGTTAGCTTCAGCAGTTATTTCTTTTTCTAATGCTAAACCTTCATTAGTAGCAGTTAATAAAGCAGTTAACGAAGATAAACGTCTGGCGTCTGCTGCTCCTAATTCTTTACCTGAATCTTTTAGAGCTTTTTCTTTTTCTTGAAGTTTTTTCTTCTCCTCCGCCATTGCTTTGGCGTTATCTTCTATATCTTTTCTTCTATCTTCAGATTTTTTTACTATTTGCTCTAAATCTGTTTTAGATAAATCATTTAAATCTTTTTGATTTCTAGCTAACTTTGTTGCTAGTGAGGTAAGATCGTTATAAGCTTTTCTTGAGTCGGTTAAAGAAGAATTACCTTTTTGAATTTCATCATTAGCTGCACGTATAGCATCAGCGTAGCTTTGGAATGAATCTGCAGTATCAGTAACGTAATCGTTATTTTCTCTGTTGAAATTAGTTTGTTTCCTAGCTTCGTCAGTTACCTTTTTAGAGGCATCTAATTCTCTTTGTTTAGCTTCAGCTGATTCTTTATTGGCTTTTGCTTTCTTTTCTTCTTCTGACATAATTAATGCTATATACTATAAATAGCAAAAGCTCGCTTATTTGCGAGCCTTCGTACTATAGTTAGGTTTCCTTATTGCAGGACCTTTTGGTATACTTCCTGGTGAAGTACTTTTACCGGATGCTTTCTTATAAGCCTTAGATTCTTCTTCGTAATGTTCATTCATTTTTTGAAAGGTATAATTACGTAACCATATAGGAAAATTATATACAGTATGGTAATCAAAGCCTCCTTTACCATGAAAAACTATCTCATGGATCTGATTGAACAGACTTGCTCTATACTGTGGCGTCAGGCCAAAGAAAGTTTACTCCCAGAGGGATAGTCACCCCCTTCTCCGGACCATTGTCGGGATAGAATGTTAGATCTATGTCCGGCTGGATCTCAGAAACATATGTCCGAAATGCTCTTGAGTCTCTAGCTAAGAATCTATTATCCACGAATTCACGAATTGTTTTAGTATCTGAATCACCATCTACAGATGTAATCATATATTTTAATCTTGTAGATAATTCAGGAGAAGCATCTTTATTGATTCTTTTAAGACCTTCTATCTCTTTTGCTATTTTAGTTTCATCACTATGAGTTAATAATTTAAAAGTTATATTAGCTCCTGAGGCTGGTAAGGTAAAAGAAAATTCATTTTTACCATCGGCAAAATTACTTTCATCTACTTCTTTAGCGTTTAATAATGATAAATCTAATGTTACTTTTTCACCTGCGTAGTCGAAGGTATAATCTTTACCATAACCTAAAACACGTGCAGCTATAAGTAAAGCATTTTTATCTCCTACTAACATATCATTATAGCTAATTTTTTTATCAACTATAAGAGATTGTAAAAGTTTGTCGATTACAGTACCTTTAGCTATATAATTCTGATTAGTAAGAATATCTTCTTCTTTAGCAGTCATATATTTCATCTCTACTTTTCCGGATGATAGAGGTGAATCTTTAGAGTAAAGTAATCCTTTTGAAGGTAAATCAATAACTTCTGTTGGGAATTTGTTATTACTTTCCATAAATTTTATTAATTTAAAACTAGTTTATATATAAATATACGAAGAATATTTTTTATAACCAACAAAAAACCCGGATAATTCCGGGTTCTAAGTCAATAAGTATTTTAACTAAATATTAGTAATTCAATACACAATAGTCCATTGCTACTGATATAGTTAATTCTGCTACGTCAGATGTAGCCCAGTCAAACGAACCTTGTGACATATTAACTATAAAAGCACCTTTGATTACCCATTCAGAGACGATATCTCCTACAGGTCCTAAAATATTTAGTGTTAAGTCTTTTTTGTAGAAATCGCTGTATCCTGCTCTTCCAGTTACCGACTCATAAGAAAGTCTAGCCCAATCCATTACAGCTTGTGCACCAGAAGGAGTTACAGGATCATAGAGTGTTAAATCCATATTTTCCCAATTTCTCTTTCCTCTAATTTTTCTATATGAGTTGATGTGATCTAGTTTCACTTCCTCATCAGTAAAGCTAGGAGCTGAAACGTTCTTAACCATGAAAGAAGGAATAGCATCGATATACATAATGAACCTATTTTGAACCTTAGGTTCGAAGGCTCTGAACATTATTTCATTTGGATCTAATACTGCCATTTTGTTTTAATTATTTATTATAAATATCTTACTTTTAAATTATCCTCCAAAAGACGCTCCAGTTGGCTCAACAGTAAAGTCTAATACTATGAATTCTACTGTTTTAGCTGGCTGAATAAATATCTGTCCTATTAATTGGTTTCTATCTATTACGTCTGCTGAGTTGTTTGTTTCATCCATTACTACTCTGAAAGCAAATAGACCTTGTCTCTGTACTACAGATTCTAAGTAAGGATTTACTTGAGCTAAGAAATTGTTTCTTGTAGCTGTAGTATTTTGTTCGAATACTAAAGTTCTTGAAACGTCTCCTATGAACTTCTTCAGAGCGATTAATAATCTTCTTACGTTTACTCTATCTAAAGCACTTGACTTCTTCTGCAATGTTTTCTGACCGAATACTGATATACCAGCTCCAGGGAAAGTAGCAATTGGGTTAATGTTAGACTTGTAAAGAGTATCTCTTTGAGTTCTAGTTAATTTTCTTTCAGCTTGGATTACGTCTGAAATACCACCTCTAGTTAAACCAGCAGGTGCAAACCATGGTGCCGCAGCTCCATCTGTGAATGCATATACTCCAGGTATTACTACTGAAGCAGGTATCCATACATTTTTACCAGTAGAAGAAGCAGTTTGTAGCCATGGCCAATATCCTGCAGCATATGAACTGTTTACTGTTGAAGCAGCTGCTACTACGTTTGATACTGTAGCTCCATATTGCTCTAAGTCTACTACTGAGATACAATCTCCTCTAGTCTCTGCTAAAGATATGATTGAATCTAATTGAGTTTTATGAGTACCGTAATCGTAGATTAGACCTGGTGCAGATATAATGTTGAATACATATTCATCTTTGTTTCCTAAGATTGAAATTGAATCAGCATAATTTGCTCCTACTAATCCTTGAGAATCGGTATTTGAAATATCTTCAAAATATAATGCTTTTCTATTATCTGGGTAATTCTTTCCAGTAGCTCCGAAGAATGATCCTGACTGACCAGCTGTTGGTAATGAACCTGAGTAGCTAACATCATTAGAATCTACGTTTACAGAAACTCCGTCTGTACCTAGATAATTTAAAGTTGGAGTATTTACGGCAGATATTCTAACATATTTAGATCTGTTTACGTATTCACCAACTGTCTTAATATAAATTGATCCATCTCCATCAGTAGTTTTAGAATTGTACTGATTTCCTACTACTTTTTCGATATAGTTTCCTGAGTTTGGATCTAATGATAAATCGTTGAATGTTTCAAGGATAATTTTATTCTTTGTACTGTCATCTCCTCTTCTTACAATCAAAGAAAAAGTACCTGCTGAATTATCAACGTTAGAAATTTCCCATCTGATATTGTCTGCAGATCCACTAGATAATGAACCATCACTATTAAGTGACATGTCTGCTGGATCAGCTGATAGAGCTCCGTTATAGATAAATCCTTTACCTAAAGTCTCTAATGCAAATGGTTTAGCTGAAACTGCTGATGCTGTTACGTGAGTACTTCCTGCTCTAGTAAATGAGCCAGATACTACTCTAGTAATAAGTGCTGAGTTTCCGCCTTGATTAAAATATGATTTGACAGCAAGAGAAGTCATAAATTCATATTTATTTGAACCGGATTCAAATGTTGTACCAAATACTCTCTGATACTGACCGTATGATGTTACAACAGTAGGTTCTTCTACCGGTCCTAATACTGTCGGTCCAATAAAAGCAGCGCCAGCTTCGACAGGAGCAGGTGCTATAAATGAAATATCATTTT